TCGAATGCTTTGTCCGACAGGGCATGACCCATGAAGAAGCGGAAGAGTGGGTCGATTTCAACATCCGCTGCGCTTGGGTGGGCGAGCGGACCCCGATTATTCTCCACAATGAATCACTACTTTAGGCGACATCGCCGTAAGCAAGCAGGGCTACCTTGTTCAACTCCATCAAATGTGGCATCTGCATCAGCAAGATTTCAACGAGGATTGCTGGCTGCGATCCCCGGCAAATGGTCAAGCAGTGCGCTTGGAAAACCCAGTCCAAGGGCAAAGGAGGCAGGAGATGTACGTGGAATTGGAGCAGAATATGCTGGCATGGGCGGGACTATATGCTGATTTTGTGAGCGCGGCAGATGCGCGAGTCTTCAAGGCTGCGGAGAAAACCATTCCCAGCCAAGACCAAGTAGAACCGCCAGTGCATTTAGTAGGCAAGGGCGGGAATATCGATATAGTAGCCTGATAGAATATCCAATGACAGGAAAGCTGCCCAAGCCAAGAACCCGGAGACCGGGAGAGGAGTTTATCCCGGCGCTCCATAATACCTATGACTACCTGAGTCCCGAGAAGCAGGATGCGTTTCTGGGCCATCTGGCCAAAACGATGAATGTTACTCAGGCCGCAGAGAGATCCAGCATTGAAACCCATCATCTGTATCGCGTACGCACTGTCGATGCGGAGTTTGCGCAGAAGTGGCAGGATGTACTGGATAAACGACTGGATACGCTGGAAGAAGGGCTGTGGGACGATGCCCAGAAGCATCGGGAAGAACGATGGAAGATTCTGACCCGCCTGCGCCGGGAGAAGTGGGGAGATAGCCGGCAGGTGTCAGGGAAGGTAGAGCATACTCATAAAATGCAGCCGAGGGAGCTGACGACAGAGCAGCTTAAAGAAATCGTAGAGGCGGAGTATACTGTAGAACGAAAGGGAGAGAGCCTTGCAGGGGATCAACTCGAAGACCGTAAAGATAATGAAGACGGAGGTGGATCAGCAGAACTGGAAGACACATCTACGTCCTGATTATGAGCGTTGTTCATGGAGGATAAATGAAAAGTCTCGATGCATGAAGATGAAAGCCGGAAGCAGCGAGTACTGTTTCGAGCATTTCGCCATAGATAACAAAAAGAAGCGGAGGCGGCATGGGAAGAATAAGTAAGATCAAATATTCGAGAGATCTGGGGCAATTTATCGGAGATGGCGAGGAGATCTTGGAAATTGAAGTGGAAGTAGGGAAAGGAGACGATCCCCAAGAGGCCATGAAGATGGCGAAGCAGTTTGTGGATCAGCAGGCGAATGCCCGCAAGGCAATGGCAGAGCTGGGCAGCAAGCAGTCGGCGATACTCGATGCTTCCAGTCCTACCGAGGAAGACATCCGGAAGCAGACATATGGATACTGGGCAAGGAACAAGAAGTCGAATGCTTACAACTGGATGACTAATGTGGGAATGACCCCGGTGGCGGAGCGGAAGAAATTAGGAAAGTTGTTTCATCAGCAGCAGAAGATCATTCAGCAGATGTTCAAAGACATAACTCGCAGGGGCAAGGATGCTCGACAGGAAGGAAGCGGCCAAGGAACTCCTACAGAGGGAGCGGGCCAAGAGCGGACTCCTTGATTTTGTAACGTATACCATGCCGTCCTATAAGGTCGGCGAGCACCATAAGTTCATTTCAGATGCCTTAGAGCGGATCGCGGAGAGGAAAATCCGGCGTCTGCTCATACAGGCTCCTCCCCGCCACGGGAAGAGTCAGCTTGCTACCATCCATTTCCCGGCATGGTATCTCGGGAAATATCCAGACCGGCAGATCATTACAGCGGCCTATAATGCGAATTTCGCCCGTGACTTCGGGCGATCTGTGCGTAACCTGATCAATGAACCCGCCTATCAGAATGTCTTCCCGGTAAATCTTGCAGCAGATGCCAAGGCGGCTAATCGATGGCATACGGATCAGGGAGGCGCTTATCTCGCAGCCGGCGTGGGAACGGGGATTACCGGACGTGGCGCTCATCTCATTGTCGTAGATGACCCGATCCGATCCCGCGTAGATGCAGACAGCAAGCTCATCAGGGATCAGCTATGGGGATGGTACCGGAGCGTACTGTACACCCGGCAGATGCCCGATGCCTGTATTGTGGTCATTCAGACGCGATGGCACGATGATGATCTGGTAGGAAGGCTCCTGCAAGACATGGAAACCGGGGGAGAGGAGTGGGAACTGATCGATCTGCCGGCCTTTGCCATGCACAACGATTCCCTTGGCAGGGCCTACGGAGATCCGCTCTGGCCCGACTGGTACCCGACGAATGTGCTGGAGCAGACAAGGAAGGCGCTGACTTCAACCGATGGGCCGCGAGAGTGGTCGGCTCTATATCAACAGAGGCCCATTACGGAGGAAGGTGCATTCTTCCAGAAGGAATGGTTCCGGCCGTATAATCACAAAGAGCTGATGACCCGGCATAGGGGCAATAAGGAACAGTATCTCCAGATATACGCTTCCTCGGATTATGCAGTATCCTCAGGAGGAGGCGATTATACCGTACATCTGATAGTCGGAGTAGATCCGAATGACGATATATACCTGCTGGATTTATGGAGAGGGCAGACAGAATCCGACGAATGGGTAGAACAGGCGCTCCGTTTAATGCGGGAATGGTCGCCATTGCAGTGGGCAGAGGAAGCCGGGCAAATTGAAAAAAGCGTAGGGCCATTCCTGACGAAAAGAATGCGGGAAGAGGGTATTTATTGTTTTCGCAAAGCATATTCGTCAGCCTCAGACAAGAGCACTCGGGCACGAGCCATTCAAGCGCGAATGTCCATGGGCAAGCTGTATATCCCCGAAGATGCGTTATGGGCAGATTCTTTTCTGTACGAAGCCAGTCGTTTTCCTGCCGGAACAAACGATGATCAGGTAGATGCGCTTGCATTAATCGGACGCATCCTTGATCAGATGACGACAGGAACGCAGAGCGGCTATATTGGCCACGAGGAACTATCTCCTACGACCTATGGAGATATACGGAAACATCAGATTCGACGCCGTCGTACCGGGCGAAAGCCGCGAGAAGGAATTGTAGTGGGTCCTACATATGGGGACATTACGGAAGATGAAGCCGTAATTGCAGCTCTTGAAAGAGGGCGCCGAGGTAATCCTGCGACAGTATAAATGAAAAATATACTTGACAGGCGTATATAGCACGGCTATAATGTCTTAGGCCCTCCCCGGCTCGCACAGGGAAGTATGGCTGGTTTTCCGTCCTCTCAGAAGGATCGGATAGCGTTCTTTCAGCGGCATATTGACTATGCTGCCAAGATGGCTAAGCCCGCATTTGACGCCGCTGATCGCCTGATTGATCAGTTTGAAAATGAAGCGGCGACAGATCGGGAGGCTGATGCCCAATCCCGCCACAATGAGGAGCTTGTGTCCCGCACTCGGGCGAACCTCATCTTCGGCTGGATCGATCAGTCCATAGCCAATCTGCTGGATCGTCACCCCCATTTCACAGTAAACCCCCTGAGTCCCGAAAGCGCAGAAGGCGCTCCTGTGGTTTCTGCTGTCTCTAACTATTGGTATAAGGAGACCGGGCAGCTGCGACAGGACGAGCGCATCCTGCTCGATGCCTTCCTCACCCCCTATGGGGTCAAGAAGCTCGGATGGACAACAGATCTGGAACAGCGGGTCCATGAATTCGTAGAGGAACCCGGCGTCTATTTCGGCGACGATGTAGAGAGTGATCTCCTGAGTCTGATCGGCGGGCAGGCGACAGCAGTCCGGCAGGAGCAGAACCATGATATGCACATTGAAATCAAGTCGCAATTCATGGCAGCTCCGGACGCTGATATGGACCCGGAAATCCAGCGCATTATCGATGAGAACATTAAAGCCCATCGCCGGATGATGGACCGGGCGCAGCCCGATACTCATACCTCCATTCACTGGGAGTCCCCGTTTGGCCAGCGATGGCCTCCGGATATGTTCTTCATGGACCCCACGGCACAGGACGGTCTCCTCGATGCCAAGTGGATTGCTTTTAAGTCCCGGAAAACCGTAGATGATGTCCGGGCAAATCCGAATTACAGCAATACCAACGACTTAGAGCCGACTGTTACGCAGGAAGATGCGCCCCCAAAGGACCCCTCCCTCACAGATATGGAGAACGACTTCGGATTAGTGGACGTATACGAAGTCTGGGCACGGGACTTCGCTGTGTCGCGCAATCGCAGGCGCAATGTGCTGTTTGTCTTTGCCGAGGGGCATGATAAGGTCCTCCGATTCGAGGAAGAGTGGCCCTATGACAGCATTGAGGACTATCCCTGCGAGGTGTTGAGCTTCCAAAGCTCTCCGAAGTCATGGTTTACCAAGCCGTCGCTGTGCATGGCGGGCGGGGACAACATCCAAGCTCTGACGAACGAGGCTTTGGATGCGGAACTGAATGTCACCCGCAAGATGAAGAACATGCTCATCTATGATTCCGAGCTGTTCGAGAATGAAGATATCGAGGGGATGAGAACCGCCCCCGACATGACGGCATTCGGGGTAAAGGGGCTGGCCAGATCGGAGGGCCGCGCCATTCAGGCCATTGAGTTCGGCCGGATACCGGCAGAGCGCGGGCAATTCATCAATCAGCTCCAAAGCCTCTTTGATCGGGCCGCGGGAACCCCGCAACCGGTGGGCAAGGGCCATGATACGGCTACGGAGTCCAGTATTGCGGATCGCAGGACTACGGCCCGTGAGCAGCGCCGGGGAAACCTTCTGGCGGAGTTCCAGATCAGTTGTGCCCGGAAGTTCTGGCAGCTTACCACCCAATTCCAGCCCGACAGACTCTTCCTTATCCATCCGGCGGCAATGGAATGGTCGGGGGTAACTCCCGAGATCTCCATGGGAGAGTACAATTTCAATATAGACATCTCCTCGCAGGCGCAGGCGCAAGCACTGGAGCGTAAGCAGTGGGCCGACGTGCTCAATCTGATGGCAGGGCTGGCCCCGGTCTTTCAACAGCTCTATGGACCGCAATCCGTACCCAATCTTCAAGCTGTCGCCCGCCGATTGCTCGTGCGGGGGTACAATGAACAGAACCCGGAGGAGATCCTGCCCGGCCTTGCACAGCAAGCCGATCAGGAGACTCTCGATCCTGCTATGCAGGGGATGATCAATCAACTCACCGCAGGTGCCGGCGGAGAAGGAGGCCCCGGCGGTGGTGGTCCTGCCGGAGGCAATGGAGAGCCGGCGGCACAGGCCGCTTTCCGACAGACAGAAGGCGGACAGGCGACAGGAGCTGCAATGCCGCGCCAATTCCGTGAGCCTGCTCCGAATGCAGCTCGCATTGCCGGCGCAGCGCAGACTCCCTGACCATGCCCGGCGACACGACATTAATGGAAACGATTGGCCCGCAACGAGTCACGACGCGGGATCAGATGCACAGACGGCGTAAGCCTAAGAAGAGGCGCAAGCTGCCGTCGCCTACTAAGTTAAGTCAGATTGTGAGATTCCCCTCGCAACCCAACGCATAACAATGAGATAGGTATTATGGCACGAAGAAAAGGCGCGTCAAGGCGAAGGTCAGGCGGCATGGATCGTTTTGGTCAGGCGTTCATGACGCTTGGCCTCAGTGCGGTTGGAGCGCGGCTGCTGGCAAACCTCTTCAATAAGGAAGAGAAGCCCTCGGAAGAAGAGATCGAGGAAGCCGTATCGACGATAGAGAACGAAGCAAATACCACAGCCGGCGGTGGCCGGTTCGGTGGAGCAAACGTTCCCGCAAGGAAACAGAAATCGACCTTTAAGATGGACCCGAGACTCAAGGAAGGGTTGAGAACTCCATCGCGGCCGACGCCCAGCCCCGGCGACATGGATCGTAGTGAAGCCCTTGGATCAGCGGGCTACATCCCTCAAGGGAAGGAGTTCACATTCGCGCCGAGCAAGAATGGCAATGGGGGCAGAACTCCGACGGGAGGG